AATAAAATACACACAAACACCATATATAATGAATGGTAAATACTATCCTACAAAACTAAATATATAAGAAAGGTACACAATGAATTTATTAGAAACACTAAAAAGACCATTTTTACTTAAAGAACCTAAGTACAAAGAAACTTCAAATATTGATAGAGACAAAATTGAATATGAAGTTGCTACAGAAGAACCAGAAAACGTGGCAGTTGGATTCAGTGATGAAGGCGAAAGTGTTTCAGACTTCTTCCTAAATAGAAGTCATAAAAAATGGAGTAGTCTGGTAAAACAGAAACTTAAAATTGAATCATATAGAAAGGCTGCAAAATCACCTGAAGTTTCAGATGGTATAGATGATATAGTAAATGAAGCAAGTTTTTCTGAGAGACGAATACCTATAATCAAACTTGATATAGATGAAGCAAATGATAAAATAAAAGATGCATTATTAGAAGAGTTCGATAATGTATATAAAAATGTACTTAACCTTGAAGATAATATATATTATCTTATGGAAAAATTTTATATAGATGGACAATTAAATGTTAGATGTATTTATGATAAAAATCATATTCAAGATGCTATAAAGAAAACACAAGTAATATCTCCATATTATTTCTATTTCGATAAAGATACTAAATTTTGGCAGTACTTAGATGTTAAAACTGATAGACGTGGTACTATAACAAATATAATCAAAACAGAAGAGAAGTACGCAAGAGAAGAGATAATTCGTATTGACTCAGGTATTTACAACGGAGAAGAAAACATTATACTTGGTTGGTTAGATAATACTATTAAAAGTATAAATCAATTACAAACTTTAGAGGACTTACTTATTCCTATGAGATTTTCTCGTAGTGTATCTAGACGTGTATTCAATGTTGATGTTGGTGACTTGACTCCAGGGAAAGCAGAAACTTACTTGCATAAAGTAAAAAATGAATTCAAGTACAAAAAATTCTATAATACAGAAGATGGTACTATTAAAAATAACCAACATATAGCTTCTATGGTAGAGGATTATTGGTTTGCTAATAGAAATGGTGCTAGAGGTACTACAGCTGATGTTCTAGATGAAACAGGTAACCTAGGAGAGTTGGAAGATTTAAGATATTTTCAAGAAAAAATATTTAGAGGGATGAAAGTACCGTCTACCAGAGCTTTAAGAGGTGAAGGACAAGATATGTACAGTCCTAATAATGAAGAAATATCTCAACAAGAAATGAAGTTCTATTTATTTGTTCTTAGATTCAGACAAAGATTTATGCCACTTGTTAAAAATATTTTTAAAAGAAATGTTATAGCTAAAGGTATTATGAAAGCTGAAGAGTACAGAGATTTCAATAATAAGATGGAATTTTATTTCACCGGAGAAAATAAGTTTTTCTTAAAAATGAAACAAATGCAAGCTCAAAATGAGCAAGACATATTCTCATCAATGAAAGAAGATATGGGTAATGCTAATGGTGGTATATATAGTTATAAGTACATGTTTGAAAATGTATTTGGTATGACAGAAGAAGAAGGTATAGAAAGATTAAAAGAGATAGAAAAAGAGCGTAACTCAAAATTGTACAAAAAATTATATTCTGTTCCTGAAGATGGATATTAAAATATATAAATATAAATAAATACTATAAAGGCTAGATATGGACAAAGATGAAATCTTTACGGCTGTTGATAATAAAAAATTCACTGAATTTGAAACAGCTATAAAAACAGAGTTAGATAGAAAACTATCTGATAATGAAACAATGAATAGTTACAAAAGTGATTTTGAAAAGATTCAAGACATAAAAGATACTTTTGCTACAATAAATAAAAAGTATTCCTAAATAGAATACAGGAGGAAATATATGAAACTAATGTTTGAAGAAGCTTACGAACTAGATACAGAAATTCAAGAAGACCTGAATGAAAGTACTGGTAAGACTTCTAAAAAATATAAGTTAAAGGGTTTATTCACAACTGCTGAAGAGAAAAATAGAAATGGTAGAATATATCCTAAAAAACTTATTGAAAGAGAAGTACAGAACTACCAAGATGAAATATTAAATAGTACTCCTCAATCATTACTTGAATTAGAACATCCAGCTCGTTCTTCTATGGATATCATGGAAGCTGTTGCCAAATGTACTAAACTTGAAATGAAAGGGAATAAAGTATTTGGTGAAGCTGTACTCCTAGATAATCCTAAAGCCAATCAGCTAAAAACACTTATAGATAATGGTATCAAAATTGGTGTTTCTTCTAGAGGTTTAGGAAAAGTTAATGGTGGTATTGTTGAGTCATATAAGTTATTGAATTATGATATTGTACAACAACCAAGCAATTACGGAAGTATGTTGAATGGTGTAGTAGAATCTTTCAATAGTGAGTACACATTAAACGAAGGTATTTTAGAAGAGAAGGAATTTGAGATATTAGAAGATGGAAGTGTAAATGAAGTAAAAATTTGTACTAAATCAGAATGTCATAGAGTACCTAAGGAACAGGCTCAAAAAGCTATAAAGGAAAGTTTTGATAATTGGCTAGATAAAGTAGTAAAATCTTAACTTATAAATAATATAAATTAAACTATAATGGAGGATCAAATGGAATTAGATAAACTATTTGAAGCGATTGATTCAGAAATTCTAACAGATGATATGAAAAATTCTTTACAAGAAAGTTTTGAAACTGCAGTTGAGATAAAAGCAGCTGAACTAGTTACAGAACAAGTACAGAAAGAAAAAGACGCATTGGTTGAAGAGTACGAAGAAAAAATGAATGAGTACAGAGAAGAAAGTACAGAAAGAATCTCCGAATACCTTGAATTGGTAGTTGAAGAGTACTTAAAATCAAATAAAGTGGCTATTGATGAAAGCATTAAAACTGCTCAAGTTGATGCATTATTTGAAGGTTTTGACTCAATGATTATTGCAGGTGGTGTTGATCTTAAAAATATCACAGAAGCAACTGATGATTCAGTTCAAACTAAAAAACTTGCTGAACTAACTGAAAAAGTTGATTCATTGGTAGAAAGTAATTCAAGTCTTAAAGCTAAAAACAAAGAACTATTAAAAATGGGTCTTGTTAAAGAATTAAGCGAAGGATTATCTCTTGTAGAAGCAGATAAATTTGAAAAACTTGCTGGTGTTATCGCAGTTGATGAAGATTTTGCAGCTTACATAGAAAAATTAGAAACTCTTAAAGAAAGTGTTTCAACTTCAGATAAAGAAGTTAAAAAAGAAATCCAAGATGAGGTGGACGAAAGTCTTAATGAATCTGAAGCTGATAGTAAACCTAGCTGGTCTAGATTCGCGTAATTAAATTTAAAACAAGGAAAATAAAAATGGAACTACTTACAGAAAAATATGCTGACTTATTAGAGTCTGAAAAATACGCTCCTTTAGAGGAAAGCGAAAAAGGAATGATGGCTTCTTTACTTGAAGCAGGACAAAGAGAACTGGATTCACTTTCAGAAAGTACTGTATCAGGAGATATCGCGCAATTCACGCCAATCTTAATCCCAATGATTCGTAAAGTTTATCCAGCACTTATTGCTAATGATTTACTAGGTATGCAACCACTACAAACACCAACTGGTTACATTTATTCAATGGGTTATCGTTATACAAATGATTCAAATAATCCTATTATGCCAACTACAAATGCTCAAATTCTTGAAGTAGATACTGCAGATGTTGTAGGTGATACTATTACTGGTGGTACATCAGGTGCTACAGGTGTTGTTCGTTATGTAGAAGGAAATAAACAACTTGTTGATCTTACTACTCCGGTTCAATTCCAAGTAGAAGCTCTTGCTGGTGGTACTAACTCAACTGCATCTAGTGCTGTTTATTCAAATGAGTTATTATTCAAAAACATCCTTAAAAACTATACTGGACCATATACTACAGCTGCTGGTGAGCAACTAAGTACTGATATGAAAGAAGTTGGTTTTGATATTCAACGTAAAAATGTTGAAGCTGTTACTCGTAAACTTAAAGGGAAATACACATTAGAAATGTACCAAGACCTTAAAGCTCAACATGGATTACTTGCAGACGAAGAACTTATGAACTTAATGTCAGCTGAAATTCAATCAGAAATGGATCGTGAAGTACTTAACTTCGTAAATACAAATAGTACTGTTCTTCCAGATTACTTCGTATGGAGAGACCAAACTGGTGCAGTTGGTACTCAAAATGATGGTCGTTGGGAAATTGAAAAATACAGATTAGCTGGTATCAAATTTGCTGCAGAAGCACGTGAAATTGGTCGTTTAACTCGTCGTGGTTCAGGTAATACTATTATCGCTTCAAGTAAAACAGTTTCTATGCTAGACCAATTAGATGGTTTCGCTGCAGCTCCTATCGGTTCTGGTATCAATGATGGTGTTAATGTAGCAGTTGCTGGTACATTTGATCGTAAATTTAAAGTAATTCAAGATGTATTTGCTGAAAATGATTACGCAACTATCATGTACAAAGGTGCTGATAGACGTGATGGTTTGGGTTATTTTAGTCCATATGCGCCTCTCAGCTTTCAAAGAACTGTGATAGCAGAATCAGGACAACCTGCCATTATTGCAAGTACACGTTATGCTCTTAGCACGAATCCGCAAAATAGTGAATATTATAGCCGTACATTTGGAATGAACTTCGCGGATTCAGTTCTCGGATAAATTTTTAGCGTAAGCTATTCAATTCTATATAAGAACTTCGGTTCTTATATTATTTCAACAAAAACTAAGTAAAAATATAATATAATACATACATAACAAGAGATGTTATATAAGTAGATACTCTTTTCTGGGTCCTATCTACTTATATAACGTGGACCCAGAAATCCCTCTTGTTCCATAAGGAACAAAAATGAACAAACATTTCGTAAATTTTCTAGAAAAGGCAAATAAATTCCATAACAATAAGTACGATTACTCTAAAGTAGATTATGTTGATGCACATACTAAAGTAACTATTATATGTCCTAGACATGGTGAATTTCAGCAGTCACCAAATGCTCATATAACTCATGGTTGTGCTAAGTGTGCTGTTGAAGATAGTGAACATAATATTAATCAAAAGAGAAAAGCTAAAGAGACATTTATTCCTAAATCGAATGAAGTCCATAACAATAAGTATGATTATTCTAAAGTAGAGTACGTAGATCCTCATACTAAAGTAACTATAATTTGCCCTATACATGGTGAATTTCAACAAAGACCTTCTCATCATCTTTGTGGTAATGGTTGTAGTGAATGTGGTAAATTATCTTGGAAAAATAATTCATTCAATTTTGTTAAAAAATATCAAGAGATTGATATGGGTAAAGAAATGGGGCATCTTTACCAGTTAAGAATATTTGATGAGTGTGAGTCGTTCTACAAAGTAGGTATAACTAGAAATTCAATTTCTGAAAGGTATCAAGCCCTTCATAGATCAAATTATTCATATGAAGTTATTGACGATATATCTCTAACAAACTTAGAAACCGCTATTATAGAGCAGACTATTCATGATAGTATTGATGACAAATATCAACCTGCTAGAAAGTTTAGAGGTTCACAACATGAGTGTTATGCTGACAAAATAGATTTGAATTTATATCTATAATCTTATTTTAAGCAAAAATACTATATAATAAAAATAAAGGATAATAATGAATACTTCAAATAACACAAATTACTCCCAAAAAGACCTCCAAAATATAAAAGAAATCCAAACATTCCTAGACGATAACAATATAGAATACACAATAACAGTTCAAAACATCTTCTGCTTGTACCATGGTAATCCAGATGGTAAGAGAAGTTATGAGATAGAGTACGTTCCATCTTGGCAGGTCCCAATAGCTTATCCTAAGTACAATATAGAGGGTGTTAAAAAAGATCACTTCTATAAAAAATCCATTCAAGCAGAAGAAAATAATTCATTCAAATGTTACGTGAAAGACTACGAATGGGAAGATGATAGA